CCCTATTAGTGTTAGGAATGTCCGAAATGTAGACATTATCCTGTATTCCTGTTACTCTAAATGCAGATGACTTGATATTATACCCACTCATACTCTTAATATAGAACTCATTACCGAATCCAATGGAGTATTCAGCAAAAGCATTGAGTACTACCCTCAAATCCCTACGCATTTCAATGGTTGTTATGTTAGAAGTAATAGAATCATGACTATTATCAATCATGTTTAAGAACTTACTGTACTTAAACCTTGCACCATACTTATTTAATTCAGTAGAATCAGCGTATTTGGTGGAATTTTGTTGAACAATGCTTGAAACAACTCCTCCAGAAGGTGCTAAATTGGAATTATAATAAACCTTAGAGGTACATTCTACGTATAGGTATTTTAAATCGAGGATTTCTGGGACAATTCCTGCTACTGCATACTTCTTTAACTTATTTTTGATGTTATCTTTAGTTAAGTTAGGTAAAAAGTCACCTGATCTTGGTTTTATGCTGATAAAAACCTTCCCGTACTGAGGTGGAACCAGTTCTTCACCACCAAAAACCGATATTGACTCGGTTTCAGGGTAAATTCTTGCTGGAATTAGTGTCTCATAGTCATTTGCGGTCAATGCACGGTTCTGAGAAGCATAAATTCGAGGTGCAAACTTCTTAACAGACTCAACTGACTCAATACTTTCACCTCCAGTTGCTTTTATGTTGGATGTTACAAGAGAAATGCCTGATGTAATAGGTGTTTCAGTCCTATTTTGTCCTGCACCTGCTACCTGGTGAACAATTCGACCTGAAAAGTCAAAAGCATTGACTCCATTTGCCGAACTTCCACTAGAAATGATATAATCGACAGTTACAAAGTTACCATCTTCTAATTTTTGACCAAAAATACCATCTCCGAAGAAAATTTGGTATTGTTCGTCTTCAATTTCTTGTAAATAGAAGACTTTTGAGTTATTTTTTACATCAAGAAGACTATCTTGAAGAGAATAATTATATTTTTGCGTTACATTGACTGAATTTGCGTTTGGTTCGACTGTTACGTTCAATAATCCAGTATCAACACCTGCATTTGGAATAATAAACTTCTGATTTGGGTTTCTTGAACTAAAAACGAAGTTGGATGTTAAAACTGTGCCTTCATGAACAGTAATATTACTAAATGTTGCAATATTATCAACAACAGGAACCGTAATATCGTCTAAAATCGAAAAAACATAAGATGAACCACCAAAAGATCCTTGAGATGCCACAACTGGACCTTTTTTCAGTATAATAGTCGATGGTGTTGGTGTTACACTTGATGTATCAACGAAAAAACTTATAGTTGCTTGTGCTGCCTTCCTAGAACGAGGTAAATATCCAATATTTCTTGCTAAACTAACTACATTCTCTCTTAATGTTGCACTATCGATAAAAACTTCATTCGTTACCATATTGGCATTGTATGAAGTGATGTAAGTATTATATGCCAGAACATCAACTATGCTTGAGAGGTTACTTCCCTCAAAATCATAGTCAGTGAAGTTGGAATTCGACTGAAGATATTCTTTAAGTGTTGTTTTAACCTGATCAAAATCAAGGTTAGAGAAATTAACTAATGGCATCTTACCTAGTTGGTATTAAAACAAATTGTAACTCTTGAGGAGGAACTTCTGTTCCTATAATAATGTATTTAATCACTATATCGAACCCATTCTCTTCAAAGTTTGGGTAGACGTTAACACTAGTCAGTTCAACTCTTGGTTCAAAGTTTTGAATTGATTGATATATCTCATCCTTTATAGTAGAAGCAGTAATATCATCAATATTCTCAAAAAGAGAAGCAGAGACATTAGAACCAAAGTTCTCATTAAAGAACTTCTCACCAGGTAAGGTAAAAACGATGTTCCTTAATGCTCGTGCTATAGCATTTTCATTCTTAAGTCCTATAAGGTCACCATTAAGTGGATTAGCCTGAAAACTCATGCTAATGTCCCTAAATCCTTGACTTACCCTCTGTAAAGGCATTTACTTATTATAAACCTTACTTTATTTATTAGTATTAATTAATATTTATATATCGCACGGTGCGTATACATCATTATCATAATCTAGACCATCATTTTCATAAAGGTCGTTATTCACATTACGATCAGTCTTCTTAGGAGTGATCTTATCATTAGCGATTTCTCGCAACATCTTCTTTTCTTCCATAATAGTAGAACCAATAAAAAAAGGACTCATAGGAGTCCTTTATATTTATTTGAGTTTCCTAACCCTGTCCTCGTGTTCTCTTCTTTGCTCTATTACGAGAGGAAGCGGCATACTTGGTATGTTTCCCGTTTCCTTGACGAGATTTTTTCGGTTTTGATTCTATATGATCAACATTAGTATTAAACATTTTTGCCATTTAACAACCCTCCGAGTCGTGTGTAAAGTCTTCATCAATTAAATCGAGTTTCGCCGTTAGAGATGCCTCTGTAGCACGTATGCGATATCGAACCGAGTCACGCTCGGATAGTTCTGTGAGTATATGTGAACAAAGATACCATAGTTCTTCTGATGTCTTTGAAGGCATATGGGAATCGACCCACTTAATGGATCGCCCCATAGATAACTGCTGTTCTTCGTTCATTGCTTTATATGATACGAGTTTTTTCGTGACCGACTCTAATACGAGGATCGCACCAGATTTCATAACCCTTCTCTTTGGCATCTAGACAGAACGATACGTCCTCTCCACACATGTCTTGTACACTACCAGACTCAAAGACTTGCATCTTAGGAGCAAACCAAGGATATGGAAGTTCCTCAAAGACTCCATTTTTAATGAGCACCCATCCAAAACCTGTGTAGTCTACAGTGAAAGGTTTCTTACGCTTGCTGATACCATCCACCATTTCGTGGTTCATTACTCCACCATTCTTACGGAAGTCATCTTCCTCTAACCAGTGTGCGACAGATGTAGTCTTGCCATCCTCTGTTGCATACCAACCTGCTGTAATCTCTTTCTCTGCTCCTTCAGCAGGAATTGCAAGATCTGCTAGTTGCCAGAACTTGTTAGTGTCAAAGACAATATCCGAGTCAATCCATAACTGATAGTCATATGCTAGTTTACCATCCCAAGGAATCTGGTTAGGTCCACGTAATACATTTGCTCCGAGACACTTACATCTCGCAAAGTTAACCATAGAGGAATAGTCTTGACTAATTTGTATAGACATTCCATTCTGTACCATGTCAAAACATAGTTGTACAAAATTCTTTAGGAAGATATATGAGCATCCTCTACCAGGTAGACAGAATACTATTGTCTTACCTTTCCACCGTTCTTTGATAGCAGGGATATCCCACTCTTCCTTTTTCTTAGTAGGGGCATTTGCTTTTACAGTAAATCCTTTTCCCATAATACCTTGTAATTACTCCCTAATTATAAACCATTCTTATCTGTTTGTCAATACGAATCCTCTTCCCACATAGGTGTTTTCTGAATGATCTTACCAGCACCTCCTACACCACACTTTGGTCCTAACCTGATATATGATAAGTCTCTCTCAGTATAGTCTGTCTTTAATAACCCTACCATAACTTGAAGTAGTTCCCATTTCTCTTCAAACTCCTCTTCATCCAGATTGCAATATAGCACTCTTTCCTTGGCATAGATGTGATAGGTTGTCTCTTCCATATTTTCTATGGGCGTTTTTTTATATAGAAACCTTTTTGGGTCTCAGAATTTTTTTCAGATTTTTATATATACAACTCGATCTGTCACCTCTGTAGGTTAGGGACTTACCCTTTTTTATAAACGGGGCAACGCAACCGACGCAAAATATAAACGAACCGCAAACAACTGCAAGAACACGGATATAACAATTATACCATATTAACTGCCTATGTGTCAACAACTGTGTAAACCACTAAGTAACATTTAAGTCTTATTAAAATGCCCCCACTAAGTGTTAATTAGCAGGGGAACGGTTGTTGTTACTTATAGGACTGTATCTGCACCCTCCACAATATCATCAAGGACTGCTAAGATTTCATTACCATTGTTTGCATTTTCCAATAGAAATTCTGCAAAGTTAGGTGATACAAACTGTGTGCTACTAACTGACATAATAAAGAACCTAATTAGGCGGTAATTGTTTACAAGAATCTTTTAGAGACTTACTCAGGTCATATACATTAGGGACACTTTAATCGACCCCCCTTTACTGTTACCAACTCACAGGATCTTGCAGGTCTTCGATAACACTTTCTACGCTCTCATTGTCTTGTAAATCGAATAACTTTTCCCACGAAATATCACGAGGGTTAAAGTCATCTAAGACATCTAATTCTAGTGTTATTCTATACTTTGTCTTCTGCCCGTAATAGTTACTAACTGTCATCGGATTAGAGGAAGGAGAGTGTTAATAAGTATTCTACAATACTTTGGAGTTAATGTCAATTAGTTCAGATGTATTATGTATAAAATAATGTTACTAACGAACCTAAACTATCGGTTCTAGTTTATACTGTGGAAAACGTAATATCCTTACAAATTATTACCGTGGGTCTGGTAATTTGAGCGAGTTCGTGTTATAATGAACTCGCTTAGATAACAAGACTGTGATACTTTATCCACATAATTTCTCTACTAATTAACACTTATTCCACATATTAACAAGGGTTTTTAACAACATTGTGGAAAACTTA